GTGTGATGCCGCAGCAAGGCCTCCGACGAGCATCACATCCTGCGATCCCGAATTGGATGCGTACCGATAGGCGATGTTCGTGTTGGGCCGCACTCCCGTCATCGCCACGGCCATGAACTCGCCGCGCCTCGCACGCGCCAGCCAGTCCTCCAACGCCTCAACCACAGACGGATAGGCTCCGCCTTCCGGAATGTCCTGCCCCCAAAGCGGGACGATCTTTGCAGTTTCCATGGGCACCCTCTCAGTTCACGGAGAACACGGACATGCCGTGCCCGAGCACATCGTTTGCCGCCCCGGTCGTCGGGCTCGCGCCCGTCACCTTCAGCACAATAGCGCCCGTCGTTACCTCAGTCCCGATCAGCGGCACAGGCACCGGGAACGGCGTGCTGCCGGCCATGCCAAACCCGCTCCCGATCTGCGCCGACGCGCCGGTCCGGCTCAACATCAGCCGCGCGTTCCACCCGACGTTGTTGTTCGTCAGCACGCCCGACGAGAACACCAGCGACGTCCCGAACCACAACTTGACCGTCTTGTCGTTACCGTTCGCCGCGAAGGACCCGAAGGCCTCGATCACGACGCCCTGGTTGTTCGCATCCAAGCACGACGCCGGCAGCGTGTAGGTGAACAGCGTGTCGTCCGTCAGGTCCGCCAGGTTCCCGATCCCGGCGACAGAGCTCTGCTTCGACAGCGCGCCCGTGGGCAGGAAAGTGGTCGAGGACGTCGCGCCCGCATTGATCAGCGGCGGCGGCTTGAAGGTGTTGGTCCCGGTCCAGACGTTGTTGGAGGACGTCGAGATGTAGGACGAACCCAGGCGGTCGTAGATGGCCCCAAGCTGGCGCAGGATGTTCGTCAACTGGACGTTGGTCTGATCCAGGCCTTCGACCTTCACGGACGGAAACATCAGCGCCGGCCCTCCTTTTGGATTTCAGCCAGCGGCTTGCCGTAGCGCCAGAAGGTGTTGAGCGTGGTGCATTGAACCTTGAACTGCATCACCCGGCCCCGCGCACGCACAATGAAGTAGGGCGTCTCGGCCGTCACGGTGTAGGGGCCATAGGTGCGGACGGGATACGCGCTCGACGGCACCAGCATGTCCGAGACGTAGACCGTGACTTGCACCACCCCGCCCTCTGACAGCGTGAAGTCCGGCATAATCCGCTTGAGGGTGACAAATTCCTCGCCTTCGCTCATCTGGAAGAAGCCGGTCAGGAACCAACTATCCAGCGGGTCGCCGTCGAAGTCATACGAAGTCTCGAACTGCTGGATCAGGTTGCTGTAGTCAGCCCCGATCGGCGTGCCGACCACCGACTGATCCGCCCAGGCCGATAGCAACAGGGACCCCGAACCAACGTCCCACAGGTTCTCCAGCGAGTTCCATTTCACATAGGCGTTGCACACCCCTTCGCTGCCCTGCGTCGGATACCACCACGCAAACTCTGACATCGACGAGTTCACGGCGCAGAACACGGCGTCCTGGTAGTTCTTGTCGATGTTGTCGAACACGAAGTCATGCACGTCGCATGGCAGGGTCTGCACCCCACCGCCGCGGTAGATGAAGAACTCATCTTGCGACATCCAGGCCACAAGCGAGCCGAGGACGCCCACCGCCCGCGGGGCGAGTAACCCGCTATTTTCCCCGATGCGGTTGAACCCGTAGATCAGCGGGAAGCCCACATAGGTCATCGACCACAGATCCAGGTCTGTCCAGATCAAACCGGACAAGCCGTTCCACAGGCCGGACTGGATGCGCGAGCCCGATGACAGCCGGAAGGTCCCAGCCTGATTGATGGCCGTCGCCGTCCAATCGTTCAAGTCAGCGACATCACACCAGCCAATGAGCAGGTCGTCTTGCTCAAGTAGCGTGGCCGAGTAGATGCCCCAGGCCACGGCCTGCTGCTGCGGCGCGGCGACGAACACACCGTTCATGGCAGAGGGGGCGCCCGCCACCGGCGTGGCCACGTTCCCCAGGGCCACAGGCGGCGTCCATTCGTAGAGCGTGCCCTGGGCATAGGCCGCGATCAGGTTCTCGCCCCACAGCGCCAACCACCAGACCACAGGGATAGGCGAACCTGCCGTGCCAATGCCGTAGGGGCCCGCGCTATACAAGCCGGTGCCGTAGGTCCCGGTGGTGGAGTCGCCTGCGGGCAGCACCAGGAGGTATTCAATGCGGACGTCACCGCCGTTTTCCTGCGCGGTGGCCGTGCTGGATGCGACCTCATCGTCCTCGATCGTGTAGACCGGCCCGGCCGCCACCGTGACCGGATAATAGCCCTCGATGTCGATGCCACCCACCGTGGTAAGCACCCCGACAATGAGCGCCTGCCCTTCTACAAAGGTGCCCGCCCCCAGGGTGATTTCGACCACGCTGGAAAGATTCGTGGTGTCGAACGTCAGCACGTCGCCGCCGCCCACCACGCCCGCAATCGCCGGCGTTCCCACCACAATCTCGTAAGTGCCCGCGCCAATCGCGGACACCTGATACAGCCCCTGGAGGGTGATGCCGTCCACATACGTGATGTTCGCGATGTTGATCCACTGCCCGACCGCCGGGGCAAAAACGCCGTCCGTGATCGTGACCGTCGTGGATGCGGCTACCGTCGTGAACGGTGTCGCCAAGTCGCTGGTCGCCTCAATCGGCTGGATCGGGTAAATCTCCCCGTCCTGGTAGACCTCCAACAACTCGGTCGTCCCAATGCCGATGTATTGCCGCTGGCTCAAATCAGCCCACGGGAGTAGCGACCGGGCCGTGCCGATGAACTCTGAATTGGACAGCCGCACACAGCCGCCGAGCTTCTGGATCTGCCCGATCTTGTGCCGGATCAGGTTCGACATATTCACCCCGGCACCGGTCTGGAGCGCGGTCGCTTGCGTCGAGACGCCGGGCTTCAGCGCCAGGGAGAAGGGAATCAGGCTCATGTGCGCGGCGGCGTGGCAAGCGGCGTCGGCAAGTTCGGAGTCCACCCTGTTCCCTGGCCGCGCATCCTCTGCTCCTGCGCAATCGCGGACGCCAGGAGCGCCTGATACTGGCTCTCATGCGACAGGGCCTGCTGCGGGTCCGACGACTGCGGCCCGTAGTTTCGCTCCAACCATCCCGTCAGGAACACCATCACCGCGTTCTCGAACAACTCCGGGTAGGTCGTGGACAGGTAGGTGGTCGGATTCACCGCGCTGATCGGCTCAGGCTGGAACAGGCCCGTGATTTCCGCCCGGTAAGCGGCGTTTGGCGTGGGACAAATGACGATGGTGGCATCATCCTGCATCGCCCACCAGCGCCCGCGATACTCGGCTGCCACAGGGGAAAGCGTGGCTGCTTCGGTCGGCCATACCGTGTCGATGAAATCCAGTGACGTCAGTTGATACTGGTAGCGTGTGCCCGCCGCGGGCAGCGTTGCCGCCGGCATCACCAGCGCCACACCCTCCGGCACCAGCACCGGCAACGGCGTCATGGCCGACAGGTCGATGGTGCGGGACCCGCTCACGGTCGACAGGCTGCTGTTCTGCGTCCTGGCACACAGCGGCGTCATCTCGCGATAGATGCGCCCTTCCGCGTAGCTCGTGCCTTGGGGGAACAGAACCTCGAAATCAGGCGGCACGTCCGTGTAGGGCGATGGACTTTGCGTTAGAGCGACGATTACCGCCTCGCGAATACTGTCCCAGGTTTGCGCCGCCACATCATGCCTCCCAAGCCCACAACACCGTGCCGGCCGCCAGGCTGACCGCCGAAAGCACCCCAGCCCAGGGCGTGCCGTTACCCTGCGCCGTTGCCCAGAACATAGCCTGTCCCGGGCCCAGCATCACGTTCGTATCCGCTCCCCACACCGCAGCGCCCGTGGCTATCGCGATCGGGGACACGAACGGGTTGTAGAGCGCAACCCAGGATCGCGCCACATTTGCCGCCATCACCTGTTGCGACACCTGCGCCGTTGCGATCGTGATGGACTGATCCACCTCAGTGCCGGGCGTGGCCACACCGGACGCCGCCGCTATCGCCGCCAGGGCATCCGACTTCGTGGAGGGAATGCGCCCAATGGCCGGCGCGCCCAGCACGTAGACCGAGAACCCCAGGTTAAATGGCGCCACCGGCACGTTGCCACCCTCGATCGCAGGCAGTGTCGTGTTGACCTCCGGCCGGGGATTGATGCGCGGCACGGGGTCGGGCGGCAGGATCACCGTGCGGAATTGCTCTTGAGGGACGTCGTTGCACCGCGCGCAAACCAGAATGCCAAGATCCTGCAAAGCCGGGCCGGTCCACTGAAACTGGCGTCCCAGGTCGTTCAAGAGATACCAGGTGCCGCAACGGTCACAGACGCCGAAGGCAGACGGCTTCCGAGGATTGAGCCGCGCCCGCCCAATGCGGTTTCCGTAGGCCACCCTCAGAGACGCCCGTACATGCCGACGTTCGGGGCAACCAGCGCGCTACCAATCTCCTGGTCATTCGCCGTGAACTCGGCCCAAGCCTCGGCCGCATCCGCTTTGCGCGCGGCAACAACGCCGGGTTCGGAAAACTTGATGGCCAGCCGATGCGCCAGGGCGGCGCACAGGGCGTCATAGGCCCGGTAGGGAATGTCGGGGGTCTGCCCGCCTGTGGGGCTCGCATCCTCCATCCGCAGCAACCCATACCAGACCAGGATGTAGTCAGGGGCGCCGGCGGACGGCACGAGGTAGAGCGTGATCTGCGGCGTGGGCAGGCGCTGAAACCAGTATTGTGTCGGGACCCCCAGCGTGCCCTTAGCCGGCATCATCGCATACTGCTGGCGCGTGAGGGGCAGCATGTAGCGGTCGTTGTCGTCCTGCGCCGACGAACCGTTCACCGTCCGGTAGGTCAGGTCGGTCAGCAATTCCACCTGCTGCGGCAGCGCATAGGTCGCCGTGCCGGCCGCCAGATTGATGGTGCCGCTGGTGACCTTCCAGAGGGAAATTCCCATATTTCCCCACCGGCTCATCTCCAGGTTGAGGCTCTGGTGGGCGCTGGTCAGATGGGACCGGGTGAGCGCCGGCCCCCTGATCTGAATGCGGTCGAATGCCTCAGACAGAAGCTGGGCATTCGCCATCTCGAACGCGTAGGTGCCGGAAGTGGTCATTGCTCACGCCCCCATGGCGGGGCCGTTACCGGCTCCGATACTTCGTCACGTCCTTGCCGGTTCCGTGGTTGTCCACCGGCATCGTTCCACCCTCATAGGGCTTCTTCTTCATGTTGCCCGCGCCAGACAGCGGGGCGGAGGGGGTCATCGCGCCACCGCGCGCGCGACGTGCCAGGCCCGGCGCGTCTTTCATGGCCATCGGCTGCTTCATCTTCTTCATCGGGGTCCACTCCTTACGAGATAATGCCGGCTTGCATCGACTGCATCGTAACCTGTCCCGTGCCGGCCGTCACGGTTACACGATGGGCCATCACGGGCTGATTGGCGAAGTTGCCATCAGACGTCGCCGTCAGGCCGCGAAGTGTCGGGTGCGGCCATGCGGTGGGGGGCACATAGGACGTCGGCAGCAACGAGAACTGCTGCGGTTCGGCCTCCTGCGACGCCCCCGTCTTGTTGGGATCGTCGTAGGTATACTCGACCGAGTAGGTCGCCGTGCCGGTGTCGATTACGACACCCACGGACAACGCCCAGAACGCCGCCATGAAGTTGTCCATGATCCACGCCGAGGACCCGACACCGTTCGTGCCCACGGTGATGTTCCCAAGGCACGCGGCCGAGGCAACGACGGTCGACACGGTGGCATAGTCCAGAGCCGTGTAGGCGTCCGTCCCTGCCGTCAGGCCCGTGATGTTCTCGGCCTGGACAATGCCGTCCCGACTGGTGCCCACGATGGTGAACACCACCGCCGCGTTGTTGCCGGACGAAGCCACCAAGACACGCCGAGGCGCATCAAAGGTGGCCACGCCGCCGGTGGCCAGGGAACCGTTGATCGTCAGGTTCCCGGCCGCCCCCACCGCCTGGGCGAGGCAGACGCTATTGGCGACCGCCGCGTTCAGTTGGAGGCTGATGGAGGACGGGTTCCCCATCTCACTGCACCCGGTAGAAGACGGTGCCGTCGAGAACCCAGGCCGCCGTCGCGTTTCCTGCCAAGGCAGTCACCGCCGTGCCCACCAGGGTGTAGCCCGCGGGCGCCGCGATTGTCAGAGCCGTGATCGTTTGCGTCGACATAATCTGCACCCGCGAGCCCTGCGGCACGTTGCGAGGCAGCGTCACGGTGCCCGTGGCCAACACGCCGGCCGGAGTGAACGCCGTGAACAACTGCTGATCGGGCACCGTGTAGCTGAAGCCCGTCAGAGGCGTGTTGACTGCGGAGGACACCGGGGCCGCCGTGACGTTCAGGTTCAACGCGCCCAGCACCGCCGGCATGATCAGTTGGTCACCCAGCGTGGCAGGGTGGTTGAAGCCGCCGCCGCCCCACGCGCCTTCTTCTTCCGAATAGCCCCAATTCAGAGTGTCGGACGCCAACACCTGGTAGAAGGTGGGTTCTTCCGGCGAGCCGACCACCATGCGCGTCAGGGCGTTGGCGCTTGTCCCCAGGCGATAGCGGCTGAAGGTGCCGCCCACAGTCAGGGTCGGACGGAAGTAGCCACCAAAGCGCACGACGCGTCCCTGCCAAACGGGACTGCAAGAGAAGCAGGTCTCGTCGAAGATCGCGGCCACCGAGCCCTTGATGTTGAACGAGAGCGAGGAATCAAAGGCGGCGCCGCCCGCAGTGCCGGTGGCCAGCACGCCCGTGTCCGTCGTCGGGACCGGCTCATGGTAGAACTTCAGCGTCACAGCGGCGCTGACAAGGGCAGTATCCACAGCCGGGGTGATGGTGATGGACGTGCCGGCCGAGTTGATGGCCGTGATGGTGCCCGTGTAGACGCCACCGGCCACGCCCGCTCCGGGGATTTGAATGGTCGCGTTGTCAAAGCCCATGTTCGTGCAGGCCGCGGCGCAGGTCACCGTGGTGGTGGCGACCGAAACCGTGGCTGCCGTATCCACGTCGAACGTGCGCACGCGCACGGCATAGTTGCCGGTGCCGCTATCGCGCGTCAGGCGAACATGACCGCCCGAGTAGGGGGTCGTCAGGCCCGTCTGAGTGCCGCTGTTCTCCGGGGTGCCGGACGCGCCGTTGCCGAGAGCGAAGTCGATGTACTGCACCGAAGCCCACCACGCGGCAGCGTCCGCCGCAGGGTTCACGCGGAAGCCGGACATATGGACCTGATAGTCGTAGATCGGGACCGGCCATGTGTAGACGGCATCGGAGATGTCCTGGCCATCGTTGCCCGTCGAAGGAGCCACGATGTAGTCAGCGCGCTTGGCGGGCAGCAGGTCCTGCGACCAGCCCAAGTTCGCCAGCGAGCGAGCGCGGCCAATGTCGATCAGGCCGGGGCAGCCGCCGTTGGCCAAGCGGTATTCGCAGGACAGCGCCCATGAGCGCAGGTAGCCCATCGAATAGTCGCGGGGCTGTGTGTTCTGGGTGCTGGAAGCCGCCGCCATGCCGGGCGGCCCTTCGGTCGCGATGAGCACGTCCGGGTTCTTACCGCAGGCCGTGCGCCACGCCGATCCCTGCATGACGTTCATCGAGTTTTCGACAGCGGAAAGCAGGAGGTTGAAGCCGTCGTTGTAGCCGAGTTTGGAGACCACGACGTCCGGGCACGCATTCTGCACGAAGGTGTACCACTGGTCGGTGATGGGGGTGTACCAGCCCGGGAGCGTCGCGGTGTTGCCCTGCGGGACGCCAACGCCGTTCCCGTAGTCCGGCCCGGTGGGGTCAAACGTCCCCCAAATCTGGCCGCCGACGGCGAAGTTGTCGCACACGACCGTCTTGCCCGGGTTCTGCGTGCGGAAGGCATCGCACACATACTGCGGGATCGTCATGCGCCCGATCGCGTTGTAGTTCGAGGTCATCTGGCTATCGCCAATGAACGCGATCTTGAGCGTCGTGCCGCTGTTGCTGGCCGTGCGCAGGTGCAGGTTTGGCACGATGGTCGATGAGCCAAGGGGCGGCGCCACACCGGCATTGCACCCGCGAGACACCGGCCGGGCAAGGTTCAGCGACGTGCGCAGGTAAACATCGCCCTCGCCGCACCAGATCATAGAGGCGCCATTCGAGGTGATTTGTGCCAGCGTCGCCGTGGCCAGGAAGTAGGCCTTGTTCACCGGGATGTAGAGATACTGGTAGCCGGCCGCACGACCGGCAGCCGTCATGGCAACCCACGGCGCGGTGGCATCGGGGCCCCAGGTCAGGCGCGTGTTCTTGTTCGTCTTCGCCCCGGAATTGTTGGCCGCCATGGTCACATGGCTCGGGTCGATCACCGCCGAGATGGTGGAGACCAGGTTGGCCGTGCCAGACGAAGCGCCGTCGATCAGTTCAATGGCGGAGCCCACATCGTTCGGCCCGAAGATGGACTGCCCCCAGTACGTCCACCGTGACACGCCCGTGAGAGCGCAGGTCGGCGCGTCCGTCACCGTGGCGATGGCGCCGGTGCCGTTCACCGCCGTCACCTTGGTCACCAGTGTGTCGGTGCAGTTTGCGCCGCTGGCGTTGGGGATGGCGATGTCGGACAGGTAGCCGCCCGCATAACCCGGCTGAGTGTAGTCGTAGGACGCGAAGGTGTTGGCGGGCAGCGTGACCGTGGTGCCGCCCGCGGCGAAGGTCACCGGCGCGTAGATCGCGACATTGTAGGTCAAGCGGCGCTGGCTTGAGGGGGCCGACGCTGTGGGGGGGAACAGGCCCTGCGGCCCGATCACGACCTGCGCTCCCGCGTCCACGTCCGTCGACGCAGCCGTGCCGATCACGATGGTCTGGGTAGCGCCCTCAGAGGTGATGGACGTCACATCCGCCTGAAGGTCCGCGCCCGCGGCGCCACAGCCCGGCAGCTTGATGCGCTTGGTATTCGCCTGATTCGCGCTGTTCGGGAATACGCCCGGCGTCATGGTCACCGTGGTCGAGCCATTCGAGCAGACCAGCCGGGAAGCCGTGATGGAGTAGGTGGTCTCGATCTGCACCGAGGCCGAGCCGTTTGCCACCGTGACATGAGCGGGACGCCGCTTGGCGGGACGCGCACTGGCCGAGAAGTCCGTCATGGTGAAGTAGGCCGGCATGGTCGACAGCGCGATGCGTCCATCCGAGCCAGGAGGAACGCCGCCCACCGCCGCCCAATAGTTGCCCGTAGTCGTGGGGCCGGCGTCGGCCACGATGAAGCTCGACGCACCCGGCGTCAGGGTGAAGCTGGTCGCCTCATTGATCGCGCTGGTGGTGGGCGTGATGACGACGTTCGCATCCCCGATGTTCTGCACCTTGATGATGCAGCCCGAGATGAACTGGCCGTTCGCGCCCGCCTGGGGCAGCGAAGCCGCCACCCCGGTGTCGTTGTTGAACAGGATCAGGCGCCGGCCGTTCGGGTCACAGTCCTGGTTCGTGAACGTGTAGGTCTGACCGGTCTTGGTGCTGACCACCTGTGCCGACGCCGGGGCACTCATCGCCGCCAGCGCCGTCACCGCATAGAGCCACTTCTTCATGATGGTCTTCTCCTTCAGGCCTGGGTCACGCCAAACAGCGACACGGCATTGGTCGGCAAGCCCTGCAAGACGTCGACCGGCCGCAGCGTGATCCCCATTTCCAGGCGCCGGCCGCTCATGGCGAGGCTCGAAATGGTGCCGTTCGAGGCGTTCGCGCCAATCCCCGACCCCGGCCCGGAAGCGCCGGTCTGAATGGCCCCGCGCACGTCGTTGGTCGTGGTCGTCGCCGGCGAGGTGGTGTCAGCCGCCACCCACCCGGTCGCACTCGTCTGGCGCGCGCCGTTCCAGTAGACGTCGGTGTATTCCCAGATGGTCGACCGGTAGCCGAACCCGAAGTAATCCGTGGTCCCCACATTGTAGTTCGCGGCGTCGGTGAACTGCGGCACCACCGAGGTGATGTACTTGAAGGTCTTGAAGCTGTAGGCGGTTGCCGCCGCCGCCGGGGACACCAGTTCGGACATGGGCTGCCCGTAGATATCGTAGCCCGACACCAGGAAGCCGCCGCCCGTCGAGCCACCCGCGCCCGTGATGCTGATCCCGCGGCTGATGGCCTGCCGAGGATCAAGGACCATGGCCGGCCCCTGCGCCAGAAATGGGTAGGCCGCAGTCGGGGTAGGATACCCGATGGTGCTCGGCCCCCACAGATTGCCAGTGCCGATCGCCGCCGTCGCGCTGGATGCCAGCGGGGCGTTCATGATCGTGATGGTGGTCGCGTCTTCGATTGCCGTGACCATCGTGAGCAGGGGAACGGTGCCCCCGGAGTTGCCCACGCGGGCAATCACGATCGGCATGCCCACCCAGAACAGCGACGAGGACGAGACGGTGACCGAGGTGTCGCCTGACGTCACGTTGCCGAAGGCGAACCCGAAGTCGAGGGCGATCGCCGCGGTGACGGGAGCGGAGCCGTTCAACTGCGCCGAGAAGGGGACGACCGGGATGTTGCGCTCGATGCCCACCGACGCCGCCGCCAGGGTCATGGCCGTGCCGCTGACCACCGCCTGCGCCGCCGCGATCTTGCTGGTTCCGAGCGCCGCCGGGATCTGGCTGATCGACTTCATGTAGGGCGCCGGCAGATGCGCCTGCACCACGCCGGTTGCGCCGGTGGTCCCGTCCTTGTTGAAGAAAATGCGGGGATCCAGCCACGCCAGACCCTGGAAGACACCGCTCGGCCCCGCGTCAGGGTTGGGATCAGGAGAGCCGCCGCCGCCATAGGTCGCGTTCGGCAAGGAGCCGGTCGCGCCATAGACCATCTGCGGGCCGGAAAGGTTTGTGGTGCTCATCTACGCAACTCCCTTGTGAGCGAACTCACCGAAATGTTCTGCCTCGGCCGCCTCTCGGAGACGTTTGGCACCCTCGATAGTCGTGGAAGACCCCAGGTATAGCGTCTTCCCTTGAGTCCTGATGGTAGCAATCCACCGCTGTTTCCTGGTGTGCCAAGACACCCCCGTGACGCCGGACCGGCTGGAATCCAAAACCCTTTTGTTCATGGCGTTCTGAGAAGCCGTCGCCAGTCGAAGATTACGCCAGCGATTATCGGCTCGGTCGCCGTTGATGTGGTCGATCTGTCCATTTGGCATCTCGCCCGTCATCCAAAGCCACGCGAGCCGGTGCGCTAGATGGAGCTTTCCCATAATGTTCATGCACCGGTAGCCATGGGTCATCGTGTTGCCGGCGACTTCACCAGAAAAACGCAGGTTCCAAGAACAATCTCGGTCAGCCCTCATCCGCCAGCGGAACACGCCGGTGTCGGGGTCGTAGTCCAACGCGGTCCGCACTTCATCGTGCGTCATTGGCGTTCGTTTCCGCTTTGCCGACTTAGGCATCGGGGCGGAGACAATCCTCGGCGTCCCCAAAACCCCACCACCAGGACGTCCCTGATATCCACCGTGCAGGTGACGGTCCTGGGCATTCTCGCGACGATGACCCAGCCGCAAGTGCTGGACATTGATGCAACACGAAACCCCGCACGAATGCAGAACCCACAACCCTTCGGGAATGCGCCCGCGCTCCACTTCCCATGCGACCCGATGCGCCTGCTCGATCTTGCCGTGAACCTTCATCACGCCATGCTCGCGAACCAGGGTGCTCTGCCAAAGCAAGCACCCGGTATTAGGCTCCCAGATCGAGTTGGCTTCCAGCCGTTCCACTACGTTCATCCTTACCTCCTGGCCACGCTGAATTCATATCCAGCATGAGCCAGGAAGAAAACCGAAAATCGGCTCAGTTGGTCGGATATACTCCAATACCGAGACGAAAATCGTCGTAACCGCAGTAGAACCTTTGATACGCCTTCACCATCAGATTGTCGGTGGTGAAGTCCGTCTGCATGGACGTCTCGAACGGCACGCGAGACAGATGGATCAGCCCGCCAACGTCGGTCAGGACGAACCACGCGTAGGGCGACGTGAGGAAGTCCAGGACCACGTAGCCGTTGGACAGGTCGTTGTTCTCCTTCACGGACCACGTATCGTTGTTCGTGGTGCCGGGGCGGAGTTCGGTTTCCATGAGGCGCTT